CCACGGACACGGAACATAAAGACGCCTTCTAAATCGGCCTCTAAGTCCATGTTTACCTGACCTGCGTCGCCAAACGTGGCACCCGTCCTAACATTCGCAAGGCTACCATCAACCCCCAACCCGTTGTTTCTGACAGTCAAAGTGAACTCACGCGGATTTGTCGTACCTAAAACTGTACCACCAGAGAACGTCTTTGTTCCGGGGAACTTAGCAACAAAGAAAACAGTCAGGTCGTTGCTTGGAAAGTTGCTGAACCCTGTGCTTGAGTCGAACTCTAGGACTGAGGAGCCGTCCGTAAAGTCTAAGGCTTGCTTACCGTTCAGTGTTGTGAGGGCAGGCTGTCGGGACGTATTGCTCTGTGTGGCATTATGCCCATTCCCTGACTGGTCAACAACAAGTGCAGGTGTAGTACTTGCATCTCTTGGGTTTATCCATGTGTATAGACCGGTCAAGTTTGCAGGGTCAAACGGGGTAGTGGAAGACCCAGACAAGGGCGATACTGCTAGAGCAAAGGCTATAGCTGTTGAATTCCACATGGTTTATCCTTTCAAAGAGTACACTTCATCCATACCCGTAGAAACCGACACCACGCCCTTGTGCGGTATGATGTAAGGTGCACCGGGCTGTACGTTGGCGATAACAAGTTCGCTATCGTCTAGCATGGTGACAGTAATCACGGCAGGTTCAGCAGAACCGGGCACACCGACAATGAAGCCGGAATGTTTACCGATGGTGTCGTCTCCGGTGTTGTCTGTAGCACCGGACTTAATTGTAGTAGCACCCTTGAATAAGGGGTAAGGTTGGAAGCTCATAGCTTATCCTTTCTATAAAGCCCGACGGTCAACACCATCAGGGGAAACACGAGTATTCAACGGGGAAAGAACCTGTGTGTCAGTGCCTTTCCACTTGTCAAAGGTACGAAGGCTCCGCCGACCACCGAGAATCGGTAGTGTAGTCGTCATGAAGCCGCCAGATATGATCTGGAAGGTGCCTACGGGGATGTACCCGAGACCTGTAGCTATCATGAGCGCCGCTAGGATAAGAAGGGAGACCCCACCTACCCAACCGACGAAGGGTCGCCATCCAGCGACGAAGACGCTTGCGTGCGCGGCTTCTTGGGTGTTCACACTGATCTGTGCAAGTTCCCCGGATTTCTCAAGTTCAAGTAGTTTCAGTTTAGCTGCACTACGCTCCTCGTCAGAGGTAAACAGCTTGTCGATAAGATTGAACAGGCCCTGTGCGACAGAGCCTGCTGCTAGAAGTGTTGCTGACATTTAACCCTCCAATGCTTTAAGAAACACAAAGTGATCGTCAGTGATCTCTTGACCGATGGTTACTTTGGAACCGTACTTTCGGTTCTTATCGCCGTTTACAGCGTCACGAGCACGGTAAACGTCCCTCGGATCACGGAGATCAAAATCTTCGAACGCTAAACCTTTACGGAACATACCGTCACGAAGACCTACGAACAGAATATCTAGAGCGATGTCCCACTCAAGAGCCAGATCGGGGTTTTCGTCTAACGGCTGTTTGAGCTTATCCGTGAACTTCTTGTAGTTGTCGTACCAAGTGATCTGGATTAGACCGCGACCGTAGTAGGACTGCTTAAACGGCCCTGCTGGTAGCGCGTAGTTCGTACGGATGATGCCCTTAGCGTGAATAGATGCTACAGCCCGCTTAGCAGCGGCGTCTGAGTATTTAGTCCCGAAGCGTCGGGCACCCTCTCTGATCGGCTGCATCCACCGGGCAGTTTCTTTTTTGGTTGTCGCCAGAGAATAGGCGGTATCTGGGGCAGTGTAGCCCCAGTACTCGCCGTATTCTACAATTTTAGACATACCCTCGACTTGACCCTGCGTCAGCTTACCACCAAAAATGGGGCGGACCGTGTCAAAGAAGTGTTTGTTTGCGGGCATTGAGCATGTCTCCTATGTTACAGTCACGAACCAACCGTTAACTACGACTGATCCGTCTTTGTCGCTGTAAAAAGTCAGCTCCGCAGGATTGTTCAAGGTGTTCTCGTCACCCATGTAAACCAAAGCGTTCACAATGACGTTGTTGTAAGTGTCCGCCGTTTTGTAGTAGCTGTGAGCCAAGTTCAAGCTGTACGGGAATGCACCAACACCCAGATTTATACCTAGAAAAATGTCGATGTTATTCGTGTTAAAAGTGGGCGTTAGGTCAATACGCATTTGAACGACGTCACCGATTTCCAGACTAGAAAAATCGAACTGGTTAGTGTCACTGTTCCACAATTCAATACCCTGATTGAACTGTTTACTAGTAAACGGGCCTAAGCCATCGTTTGTCAAAGTAACTGTCTCGGCAACACCAAAATTGATAGGCGTTACAGCAGTTGCAGCGTCGTTGTAGTCCATCCAGAACGGTTCTAGTTGCCGCTCCATTCTCCGCATACGGTTATATGGTACTCCCATTATTTACCGCCTTTCGTATTTTTAACTGTTTTTACACCTGCTTCTGCAAGAACTCGTTCCGCAGCTGCTTGATACTCGGCTGCTTTAGCCTCTGCTGCGCGCATTTGACGCTCAGCGATGCGAGCCTTAGCGGACACATGGTCAGCAACGGCCTTCTTGGCAGCTACTGTTTCCTTAGCAAATTTCTCCTTGGCGTAAGCCTCAATAACAGCCAGTGTCTTGAGGAGCCGCTCTAGCTTCTCCGGGTTAGAACCGACCCGACCTACAGCGTTTACGCCGCCAGTCTTGAGCTTATTCAGAGCGCCTTGTGGGTCTTGCGGCCACGGAAGCGTCAGCGCGTTAGTACCCACTTTGAGTACTTCAACTGTTTCGGATGTTACAGATTTTTCTTTCTTAGCCATTGTGTGTGTCTCCTAAAAACGGCGTTTCATGCGAGCTACTGCACCACGATTGGTACGTAACCCCAGTTTCGCAAGAGTATGCGCGGGTAACTTTGTTCCGTCACCCAGCGGATTATTCATGCGCTCAGCGAATGCGCGTTTGCGCTGCTGGTTGACCACTTTGAGACTGTCCTGTGCAAGTGCCTCAGTCCAGTGTTTAACTGACCATGCAACCGCATCAAGGCGGTCGTCATGTTTCAGACTTTGCTTGTCGCGGGTCAGGCGGCTAAGCTGGTAAAAGAAACTGTACGATGCGCGGTGTTCCAGTGGATGCCGCTCGCAGAGTTCCATGTCGCGTTTAATAAGGCTCTCGTCTACGACCAGTCGGCCCGAGCCAATGACGGGTTCTAAAGCGTCAATAATGCGGAGTTCTTTCTGACCTGCTGCCCATACGTCCTCTACCTCACAGCGATGCTGTCTTAATAGCAGGGGCTTCCAAACAGACGCTAACGCACCATCACCAAAGTTCTTTTCGATGGATATGTGGTTAGGCTTCCAACGGACAGCCACAGTGGTTAGAGCTTCTAGTGCATCATGATCCACTCCACCGGGTACAGCCCCGAAATCTACAAGGAACACTCGCCCAGCGAGAAACTTGGTAACTGAGTAAGTCGTTTCGTCTGAGCCGCTACCTGACGGGTCAACCGCCATATGACAACCTGTGAACTTAGAATGTTCGCGCCCGAACTCAGCAGCCCGGTAGTAACTGTCCGAAGTGTAGAACCCGGTAGGTGTAGTCAGTAAAGTAGCCGGACCGCGTTGTACAAAGATTTCTAGCGGCGCAGTAATTTCACTAACCTGCATAAACACGAGCTTATCGGACTTGAGCGGGAACCGCCCTGCATCGGACAAGCGAGTATCGAGCATGTGCTGTAGCTGAAAGTAAGCACTGCCTTGGTCAATCTCTTTCTTGGTGAGCTTCATCTCAGACAGGCCGGGAAGCACGTCGTCTACGTTCTTGCCGCGATCCCCCGTGGGACCGCCACCCGTGCGCAACGAGGGGTCTGCTTCCATCTTCTTGCGGATATAAGGCGCAAGGAACTTACCGTAGTTTGTTTCTTCGTCTTCCGTGGGATAGCGCCCCGGCCAGATACGAATAGAATACCCCCGACTATGTAAGCTGTTGTAAACACTATCGATTGACTGGGGTGTACCCAGATAGATGATGTCACCATCAGAACAGATCGAGGCGAAGTCAAGGGTAAGGTGGTGCAATCGTTCCCGCATGAGTTCTGTCTGAGAGTTCTTAGAACTTTCGATGTCGTCTGCGATCAGGAT